GGTTATACGTCGACGGCGACTTCGCCAACGTTGAACAGGTGGCGTACTGGATGGATGAAATACGTAAACGCCCTGATTTAGCTGTCTATGGCTATAGCAAGAGTTGGCGCGAATTGTTGGCGTATAAAGGCGATTGGCCTAGCAACTATTTATTGAATTTGTCCAACGGTGGGAATGCGGAGCATCTACGCGCCGACGTCGCACGGCTGCCGATTGTAAGAGGCGATTTTCTCACAGTAGACATTGACAGCAAGCTAGCTGGTAAATACGACGACAAGAGCTATAAGAGCGCTGTACGGGCTGCAGCTAAGAGCGCTGGTATTGATAAGCCTTTTGTCTGTCCTGGTCGCTGTGGGGCTTGCACAAAGAGCGGCCATTTTTGCGGCCGTAGTGACACGGCGGGTGTGTCGGTCGTGATTGGGGTACACTAATGGGCGAATTGATCGGCGAATTGTTGCCGTATATTTTAGTTGGCGTCTATATGAGGATAGTGGCTAAAAAGGAAAGTAAATGATGAATGAATTTCGATTCGACGACGCCTACGAAAGTGTATATGAATACGACGAAAGCGCTGGCGCTTATGTTTATTTGATGTCATATCTAAGCGCTGGCATTGACTCAACGCAAGCGCTTGCTACGAAAGTGCGGCGCGTACGTCGAAAGTTAGACATCCAAAACATGGAAAAGGCATTGACCAAATAAGCTACGACGACAAGCACGACGACAAGCGCCGCCAACAAGATTCCAACGTTGGCGGCGCTTTTGCGTTTGTGGCGCTATGGATCGAGAGACGGCACGACGACGACGACGGCGACAAGGTGGCGATAGGTGGCGACAAGGGGCGCGATAGGCGCTGATAGGCGCTGATAGGCGCTGCTGATATGTAGCGACGCGATCACACGCAATCTATGGCAATCAATTTATGCGCGTTCATCTATAGGCCGTCGGTCGTCGGTCGGTCGTCGGCGTTGTTTGGCGTCGATTGTCCCCCAGGTAGACGGCTACAATGCATTAAAAGGCCAATTATCAAACAATTGTTTTCGGGTGTTTTGGCGCTGAGATCGGTACAGATCTGGCGCAGCTGGCGACGCGATCTAAGGCGAAGCGACCACGGCCGCCTCAAACCGCATCGAACCCGAATATACCCGCAGATACGTGGCCTCCGTTTGAACACCGCCTACGGGGCCTCCGTCCGACGGTGCGGCTGTGGTGCTGTGATATTTTTTTTGAATTATGCGAAGTGGTGATTAATTCACAATTCGTAGCATAGCGCATTAATAGCCACTTCGTCGCCGTACGCCGGCCCACCGGAGTGCAAAGGTGCCATACGGCGGTACGTGGACAACGATGGCACCGGCGTAGTACACCGTTGTTCTTCCTTGCCTACAACTTTTAGCGGAGGGTACTAGGTGTACAGCGTGTAATAGGTGTACAGCGTTGCGGCGTTTTGGCGCTGTAAAAGCTTAATATACGCGTATTTTCAGCAACGGTCAACCCCTAAACACCTGCAATATTTGCACGTGTCGGGCGAAGGTTCTTTCTGTGGGCGGTGTGCGCTAGCCTTTTTCTAGCGCAAAAACTATACAATTGTACAGTTGCCCTTAAGGGCAGTGTCGGTATTTTCGTTGCATGAAGACGCTGTACACGGTTACCAACTGGCCGTCGCAACGCTGGCCTAACTTCGCTCAACGTGAGATGATTTGCTCTTACTCCGGCGAGTGTTGGCTGGACCCAGCGAGTATGAATGCGTTGCAGCGTCTCCGCGATACAGTGGGGGTGCCGTTGCCTATTTCCAGCGGTTACCGTTCGGAGAACCATCCGGTGGAGATATCGAAGGAGCGCGGTGGCTCGCATACGTTGGGTAAGGCGTTTGACGTCGCTTGCCGCGGCGCTACGGCGTATGAGGTGATTGCCGCGGCTAAAGACTGTGGGTTTACCGGCATCGGCGTCAACCAATCCAGCGAGGGGCGCTTCATCCACCTCGATACGATTACGGAGTTAGATAACTTTCCGGCCGAGCGGCCAACGATCTGGAGTTACTGATGGCACTGACAGATCGACAGTTGGAGGCGGTGCAGTTGGTCGTCTTGGATCGCTGGAACCCAAAGCTGGTCAACGACAAGATCGCTAAGACGGTCGGCGTCGAGAAGTCGACGGTGTTCCGTTGGCGCAAAGACCCTGAGTTCGATGCCGAGTTGCAAACGCAATTGGAGCGCGACCGCCAGGACTTCGACGAGGTGCCGTTGGCGTGGAGGAAGAACCGCGTGTTGGCGCTGGAGCGGCTGTACGACAAGATCGACGACCAGCGTATCGCGCTTAAGTTGAAGGTTCTCAAGGAGATACGCGAAGAAGTCGGCGATCACCGTGTCCAAATCGACCATACCGTCGAGATCAAAGGCCTCAACCTGCCGCCGCGAGCGGAAAGTTACGAGGAGTGGGTGGCCCAGAACCGTCAGATGACCGACGCCAACTTAGTCGAGGAAGCAGTTGTATGAACGCCGCGCCTTCCCGCGATGCGCTCGTCGAGGCGTTGCTCCGACGATTGAATCCGTACGAGTATCCGGCTGGAGCGCCGGATGTGGTGGCTGAAACGGGTCAGCAGTTGGAGGGTTTAGGGCTAAAGTTAGAAGAGTCGTTGCAGGGCGAGGGTCCATTAGGTGAGTTTGCGGAGTTGATACCGCGCTGGACGATGGCGAATCCATTAAAAGCGGTTGGCGGTCTGATGCAAGTGCGCGAACCGGAAGTTAACGCAATGGTAACAGGAGCGAAACAGGCGCTTAGTCATCCACAGGAAACGGCGACGGCAATGGGCCAAGCTGCCGTTGAGGCGGTGAAAGACCCGATGGGTACCGCACAAGGGATGTCATTGACTGATCTGACGGGGTATGGCGGCATATTGTCTAAGCTGGGTATGGGTATGGCCCTACCTGGTGCGGCTTTAAAGCGTCAAGCACGCAAACTAAAACCCGATGAATCGCCGGACGTGGCGAAAGCCGATAAGCGAAAGTTAGCGGAAGAAGTGTTGGTAGAGGAGCGCGAGGAAGTAAGCGACCTTTTTTCCTTCCCAGCGAAAGAAGTAAAAGAGGCCGCAGGTCGCCGAGAAGCGTCATGGCCTACGGGCAGCGGCGCTGACGGCAAGATGCGGGTGTTATCTCTTTTTGACGGTTTAGGTGGAGCGCGGGTTGCTTTAAAGAACTTAGATGCGCCGGTGGAGTACTTGGCTAGTGAAATAGACCCCTATGCAATGAAGGTCCACCGCAAGAACTTCCCTGACACAAAGCAGATAGGCGATGTGTCAAAGGCGTCGAGCGAATCGGTTGGGCCGGTGGATCTATTAGTGGGTGGGTCGCCGTGCCAAGACCTCAGTCGCGCCAAGAAAGGCGGCCTGGGGCTGGAAGGTCCAAGCAGTGCCTTATTTTACGATTATGTGCGGATGCTAAAAGAAACAAAGCCAAAATATTTTGTATTTGAAAACGTAGCGTCTATGAAACCCGAAGTAAAAGACCGTATATCGGAAATCTTTGGGGTCAAGCCGATAATGATAGACGCAAAAGACGTATCAGCGCAAAATAGAAAACGATACTTTTGGACTAATATACCCGTCAATTTGCCACGCGGTCGGGATATAAAAATACAGGATGTGCTTGAAAAGGAAGTAGACCCCAAATATTACCACACCGATAAAGCCCAAGCGTATATGAATCGTAGGGTTCGTGATGGGCGTACGCATTTGGACTTTGGACACCACACGGATGCACGTTCGCAAGAAAAGTCGCGGACACTAGTAGCAAATTTGAGCAAAGGTGTGCCGTACAACGTCTTAATTGATGAATCGGGTCGGATGCGGAAGTTTACACCGACCGAAGTTGAACGATTAGCCGGCGTCCCAGAGGGCTATACGGAAGGCGTTTCCAATACGCAGCGGTATAAGATGCTGGGCAATGGGTTCCAGATACAAGTGATGGAGCATATACTGAGCGGCATCCCAAAAGCAGCAAGTGGACCTTGAACACCTGGCGTCCGCAGCCTGGACCCCAGGAAAAGGCGATTCGCGCTTCTTTTGTCGATGAGTTGGTCGTTGGTGGGGCGCGTGGCGGTGGTAAGTCGGAGTTTTTGCTGGGCGATTACCTCGCCGATGTCGATACCTACGGCGAGCATTGGAAGGGCGTGCTGATACGACGCACCTACCCTGAGTTAGATGAGATTATTGACCGGTCGCGTATTATTTTCCGCGATGCCTACCCCGACGCCGAGTACAAGGTCGGGACGCATCAATGGCAGTTCGCCAACGGCGCGACCTTGAAGCTGCGCCACTTAGAAAACGACGCCGACGCCGAGCATTTCCAAGGGCAACAGTACACCTGGATCGGATGGGATGAGTTAACCAGTTGGACCGACATGAAAGCCTACCACAAGCTGAAGGCGTGCTTGCGGACGGGTTCAGCGACGATACCCAATAAGCGCATACGGTCGTCGGGCAACCCAGGCGGTGCCAACCACGGCAACATCAAGAAGTACTTCGTTGACGCAGGACCGGAGTCGTCGATTATTGAAGGCGACGACGGCATGAAGCGGATGTATATCCGCAGCCTCGTCACCGACAACAAGATTTTACTGGAGCGCGACCCAGGCTATATCAAGCGCCTGGAGGGCGTGGGCGACGAGGCGCTGGTCGCCGCGTGGCTGAAGGGCGATTGGAACGCTTTTGTTGGTCAATACTTCACCAACTGGGACGCGAAGAAGATCGCGGTACCCAGCTTTGAGATACCGGATCACTGGCCACTTTTTGGCGGATTAGACTATGGAGAAAGCGCTCCAAGTTGCTATTCGCTGTATACCGTCGACTACGACGCCAACGTCTACCGCCTATGCGAGTACTATCAGGGCAACGCGACGGCGTCGCAGCACGCGCACCGCATCGCCCAGATGATCGAGAGTTGTCCGTTCACCGGCGGCAGGTATCCGCAAGCGACCTACGCCGACCCATCGATGTTTGTAAAAAGGCGCTTGTCGGAGGTTATCAATCATTCGCCGGCCGATGTCTTCGCCGACCACGGCATCTTCTTGACGCGAGCCAACAACGACCGCGTCACCGGCTGGCGCGTATTAAACGATGCCTTGATAAAAGAGCGTTTTTATTGCTTTAACGGGTGGAACGACGCGCTGATGCGAACGATGCCGACGCTGCCGCGCTCGACGAAGAACCCAGAAGACCTCGATACGACGGCCGAGGACCACGCCGCCGACGAGTTACGCTACGCGATGATGCACGTATACAAGCCGCACCAGCAAAAAGAGCCGGAACCCTACGAAGGCACCGGCCAAGAGATGATCGACGAGTTAGCTACCCAAACCGGCCGACGCAATGGCCGCTACGCCAACGCTTGACGAACAAAACGACCGTCGGGGCGCTATACCCCGTCGGCATACGATACGAGACGACGATGAAAGGTTTTAACGGCACCCCCCATTCGACGAAGACCAAGCCGAAGTCCAATAAGACCCGCGTCACCCCCCGTCCGGCCGGTGCCGACAACCTCAAGGCTAGCAAAGCTAAGAAATAATGCCAAAAGTTGGATCGAAGCACTACGCCTATACCCCATCGGGCCGTGCGGCGGCTCAAAAAGCCAGCAAGGCGACGGGTAAGAAGATAACGAATACCAAGAAGCGTACGCCGAAAAAGAAGTAGTCCGTTCACTTTCACCGCGAAGGTTTTTGTGAAACAAGCCCAGATTGAGTTTTGGCAAGGCGCGATAGACAACAGTCGTAAGTATATGCGCGACCGCCACAAGACGTGGCGTCGTTTGCTGAAGACCTACGAACTGGACTTCGACGTGCCAGGCTTGAGCGAAGACAAGATCGTTAAGATCTCGCGGATGTACCCCCTCGCACGCCAGATCATTGCGTCGGTGAGCTTTAACTACCCCCATGTCTACTTCAAGGTGGACGAGCCGCAGCGCGAGTTTGCTGCCGAGATACTAGAGCGCGTCGCTAATGCGGCGCTGGAGCAGATGGACGCTAAGTCCGAGGTGCAGCAGTGCATCTTCGACGCCCTTTTCTGTAGTGTAGGGTGGCTCAAGTTTGGCTATAACCCCCCAGGCGATGACGACATCGAAGCGCCTTACGTCGTCAACGACTCGATGGAGAACGACTTTCCATACTGTCAGCGGATCTCGCCGTTCAATGTCTACCTCGACCCCCTGACGCCGCCCCATAAGCTCTCGCACGCTCGCTTCATCATCGAGAAGATGCTGGTGCCGCTGGAATTTGTGAAAGAAGACCAGCGGTTTTCCAACCGAAGCAAGATAGAGCCGATGTCCGGCGATGCGTCCGGCGCGGGTATGATGCAAGACTTTGAGGATGCCGCCCACTCCGACGAACACGACGCCCTCACCGCCTCCAAAGAGCGCGGCAAGATGGTCTGCTTGTATGAGGTCCACGACCGCATCCACAAAAAGCGCATCACCTTTGCCGACGGCGTCAAAGAGCCGATAGAAGAAGTAGACCACCCGATGCTGGCGATGGAGGCGGTGACGCAGCCCGACCCCTTCACCGGCGAACCACTTATGACGGGTGAGTTTGAGAAGTCCGGCGGTTACCTTGTTGACGGTGGCTTTCCGTACTTTGCGATGAAGTTCGACCAGACCGAGAAGAGTTTCTATGGGCAACCGCCGATGGCGTATGTCGAGGACACGCAATCGTTGATTGTGGAGTCGGTGTCCAGACGGGCCGACCTGCTGAAGCGTTTCCAGCGCATCGTCCTCGCCAGCCGCCGCGAGCGCGAAGCCAACCAAGACTTGGGCGACACGCTGGAAGAAGGACGCGACGGCGAGATCATCTGGGTGGAAGACCCCGCCACGGCGATGAGGGGCGTTGACTTTGGTTCGATACCGCCCGACCAGATCGGGTTGGAGAATACAGCGGCCGCCTACGAGGAGCAAACCCTCAACGTCAGTCAGATGGGCAGCGGCCCCAGGGTCACGGCGACCCAAGCGTCGTTACAAGCCTCCTTCTCGCAGGTCAACCGCGAGTGGATGCAATTGCGCGTAGCCGACTGCTACCGCACCATCGTACGCAACTCGCTGCGGATGATGGCTGACCCGCGCTACACCCCCGAAAGTTTCTTGATCAACGTCGCCCAGAACGAGGCCGACCCTGTTTTTGAGGCGGTCGATGCCAACCTACTGCGCGTACGCTTCAAGGTGGAGATCCAAGCCGGCTCGATGCAACCGCTGACGGAGCAGCTGGAGCGCGAGGATGCGCTGCAACTGTTTAACTTCACGATTGGGCTGCCGGAGATCAACCGCATGGAAGCGATCAAAGGGTTGCTCAAGGCGTTCCGCGTCCAAGACCCCGACAAGTACCTAGGCCAGACGCAAAACGCCGACGCCATCAAGGCCGCTAACCTCGAAAACATCGCCTACCTCCTCGCCGGCGGCGACCCAGGCGTCACACCCGAAGAAGACCACCAGATCCACCTCCAGACCCACCAGACCCTACAGCAAATGCCTCAGTTTCAGCAAATGCTACCGCCGCAGCAGCAGCAGGTCATGCAAGTCGCCCAAGCCCATATGGCGCAGCATCAGCAATACCTCGAGCAGATGGCGCAAGGCGGCGCACCGCAAGCCGCCGGTGCCGATGGCGCACAGGCCAGCGAAGGCGACGGCGGTATCATAAGCCTCGTACGGTCGCAGGCGCAAGAGATGAGTCAAGCGGTCCAACGCGCACCAGGACAAGGCTAACCGATGGTATTCCATGACTTTGAGTGCGATAGCTGCCACCATAATATGATTGATGTGGCATTCTCTACCCATAAGACGATCAAGCGCGAGATCGCCTGCGCCGAGTGCGGCGAGGCCGCTACGATGCGCTTCCATAAAAACAACCTTATACACCACGACCACTCGTCGATGTACGGCAAATACCACGCCGGCTTTGGCGAGGTCGTACGAAGCTATTCCCACAAATTAGAACTGATGAAGAAGTACAACGTGGTAGAGTCGTCCGACGCCGTCGGTGGCTCGCGCAACCACATAACCTCCGACGTAACCAGCCCTGCTCCACGCCCCAGCGAACCGATCTATTGGGGCGATACGCCCGATGGAGCGTTAGCGGCGGCCGAGCAGGCGACAAAGGAGAAGTAAAGGATGTCCGAAGGAATACTGGACTTGGACTCCGGCAACGAGGACGTGGCACCCGACACTGGCGCTTCTGAGGAATCGACGAACACCGTCGATCTCTTTGAAGACACCCAGGATTCGGCCCCGTCGGATGACGCTGGACACTCTGACAGCGAGACATCGGATTTCGATCCGGCACAAACGGATTGGCTTCGCGCCGATCTTCAATCTGTGCCGCAGCAGTACCAACCGCTGGTGCCGCTGGCGAAGAACCTGCAGGCGCAGTTTACGCGCACGCAGCAAGATCTTGCAGAGCAACGCAACCAATTAGCTACAGAACGGAACGAGTGGGCAGGCCGCATACAGCAGATGGCTTCGCCCCCGCCGCCGCCGGACCCCATCGATCAGATGAGGGCCAACGTGTCGGAAGACGAGCAGCGCGGCATCGACGCCGTGCAGCAGATCGTCCAACATCAAGTCGGCAGCCACATCAATGGACTGACGCAGCAGGTGCAAGCCCTACAGGGTCAGTTGCAGAACGCCAACCAGTACGTTCAACACCAGCAGACCGCTTATATCGGCCAGCAGGTGCAGGAGGCGCGTGATGTGTATGGACCGGATTTGGACGGGTACACCGACCAGATCGTTGCTACGACGAAGATCGCTAACCCGAATACGGGCCAAGCATACACCGTCAAGGAAGCGTACGAGCTACACGCAGGCGTAACGGCGCAAAACGCCGCCAACGTCCGGCAGCAGAATACGCAAGCCAAGCGCAGCAGCAAGAATGCGATGCGTTCGACACAAGGCGTCAACGCCAGCGAGGAAGGCGGTCCGTTGTCCGACAACGATGTGTTGTCGGGTCTAGCTAACCTTGGATTTGAATAGTACTTAACTTAAAGAGAAACAACAAGTTATGGCAGCCACATCTACAACCGAAACTTGGGATGCCGCATGGACGCTTACAATGCGTGCCAAGCGCAAAGAATTAACCGATAACTTTTTCGACGCGTACCCGACCCTCGATATGTTCCGCTCCGGCGGCGCTCTCGTCACCGACAACGGTGGCAAAGAGATCCAAGCTGATCTCATGTACGGCGGCAACTCAGCCCAGTACTTCAGCGGCTACGACGTACTAAACACCGATGCTGTTGACGGCGTGACGGCGGCGTTCTACCCCTTCCGCTATGCGGCGGTGCCGATTACGATCAACTACACCGAAGAGATGGAGAATCGCAAGTCCGATTCCGCGATGAAGCTCCTCGCTACTAAGACCGAGCAGTCGATGCTGACGCTACGCGACCAGATCAATACCTCGATCTACTCTGCCCAGACCGGCAAAGCTCCGTTGGGCTTCCAGGACATCATCGCCGACGTGCCAGGGACGACCCCGACCACGTTGGGCGGTATTACCGTCAGCAGCAACACCTGGTGGAAGAACAAGACCAACAACGCCACCGCTGACACGTCGTTTATCACGGCGTCCGGTAGCTCTTTCGAGGGTATGTTGCGGATGGGTACCACTTGGAACGATGTTAGCGAAGGCAACGAACAGCCGACCAATATCTTCACCACGAACGACCTATATGGGGACTTCGAGTCCATCTTCGAAGGCACTGGTTATCAACGACTTACGGCGAAAGATTCGCCTGGTGTCGATGGTCGCCTACCGTCGTTTCGCGGCATTCCGGTCCAGTACGACCGCGACTGCGCCAGCGGCAAGATGTACTTCCTTAACACGAAGTATCTCAAGATGAATATGCAGGCCGGCATGAACTTTGCGAAGACTCCGTTCAAGGAGCCTGCCAACCAGATGGCAAAGGTCGGATTTATCATCGTCGGCCTTCAGATCACGACCAACAACCGTCGCCGTCAGGGCGTCATCTACGGATTAGCGTAAAACCTTAACAAAGCGCGTTTAAACGCTGCGTCTGGCAACGGACAACGCGTTTAAACGCACTCTTTATCCGAGGCGCAAGCCAATGCGCCTTCAAGCCTAGCAACGGGCAAAGGAAGAACAACAATGAGTGAACTTAACCACAACTTTGGCACTAACCGCGTCGGCGGTGGTGGCATTGGCAGCAAGAACGGCCAAGGTATTTACGATGAATCGTCTACGGCACGGTATGCTATTGGCGAAAAGCTTGAACTGGCCGATGGTCGTGTGTTTCGCTACGGCGTATCGGCCGCAGCTATAAAAGCAGGCCTCTTAGTTGCGCCGGATGTCTCTGCAACATCTTTAGCTTATACAACTAACATCGTCATCGCAGCGGCTAACGGGTTCGACCCTGCGGCTGGCTCTACGCAGTTGCAGATAACCTTGGCGAGCATCGAAGAAAATCAGTATGCAGGTGGCTTGCTACAGATTACCACCACTCTTGACGCCGGCGTAGGCGAAGGCATCCAATATCGCATCAAAAGCAACAGCGCGACCGCTGCGACCACCGCTGGCAAGGTAGACATCTACCTGTATGATCCGATTAAGGTCACGCTGACTACTGCATCTGATATCGTCATATCGGGCAATGCTTACAATAAGCTTATCACCGCAACGACGGCCGACACTCTATGCGCCGGAGTAAGCCCCATTGCGTTTACTTCTGGCTATTATGGTTGGTATCAGACGGCAGGCATTGCGACTATTTTGATGGAACAAAATGGTACCGCAGTGCCTGCTATTGGTGATAATTTGACCCTTGGCGATGGCGTAGCAGGTTCAGTGCAGTTGAAACTAGCTAGCACCGAAACTGAACCGTTTGTCGGCATTTGCGCTCAAATCGGAACAGCAGGCGACTTCGTTAGCGTATACCTGCGTCTTGGTGAAGTATAAATAGTATATCTAACAGTGGGGCGGCGGCGCATAACGTCGTCGCCCTCATTTAACCTTTCAAGGACACCATGGCAAAGCGAACACAACAGCTTAACCTGCCTAGCGAAATTGCAGAAATCGCTCAGTCGGCCGCCCCCGTCGCAGTAGTTGCGCCGGAGGTCACACCCGACCAGATCGCCCAGCTTATCCTCAAGGGCAGCGACGACACCAAGGCCGCTATACGCAAGGCGCTGGACCTCGATAAGACCCATGCCAGAGTACGGAAGAACAAAAACCAGACAAACAGTCAGGTGCGTAACACCGTCAAGGCGATAGGTGAAGTCACTCATGCCGACGACTACGTGCCAGACCCCCCAGGACGTATCTCCGACCGTGGTCCAGAAGCAGTTCGTATTTGGCAAGAGCGTTGGCTTGACAACAACGGCGACAACCTTTCTGAGTACGATCTCGACCATATGGCACTTGAAGCGCAGGAATAATGACCGAAAGCGTTGGGCAGATTAATGCGGCGAGCTTTTTTGGCGACACTGCATTGCTGGGTACAGTGGAGGTTGGCACCGTGGCTTGTAGTGCTAGCTTCACCCTACCTAGCCTGACGACGACGGAGCGCGACGCGCTTACGGCCGCTAACGGAATGTTGGTCTACAACACGTCAACCAGCACTCTGCAAGGGTATGAGAACGGGTCTTGGGTTAATATGAGGTAATGTGAGGGCGTAGGATGACCAACCTTGAAGTGATTCAAACGGCGCTGCGACGCGTAGGTTTGAATAGCAACGCGTCTACGTTTAAGGACGGGGCGCGGACGTACCTCAACATGGTCGGCAAGGACGTACAAAGCCGCGAGAAATGGAACTGGCTGTTTAAGGCATCGACGTTCAACACGGTCGCCGACACCCAGACCTACAGCCTCGCGTCCAACGCCCTGACGCCGCTGTCGTTTCGCAATACGACAGAGGACCACGTCATCATCGTCATGTCGAGCCAAGACCTCGACGCAGCCGACCCTAACCACTCTATCGGTGGCGATCCGCGTTGGGTCATCATCGACGGCGTCGACAGCAACGGACTCGTACAAGTCAGTCTATACCCCAAACCCGACAGCGTTGACACCATCGCCTACCGGTACTACGCGTCGGTGCCGGACTTCACGGCCAGCGACGACGCCAGCAGCCTCGACGGCTATTACTCGCCGGTGGTGCAGCCTGCGCTGGTCTACGGCGTCAGCGCCCTCTACAAGCAAGAGAAGGGCGACGACCAAGGTTCGATGATAGACCGCCAGGAGATGGAGCGCGTCTTAGGGGTTGCCAGCCGCCAGAACGCCAACGTGCAAGGCAACCGCACCTACCGTATGCGCCGCTCCGATAGTCGTGGCGGGTCTCAGTTCTCGTACTCGCCGCAAGAGGGCGGTCTTAGCTGATGCCCATCACAGCACAGAGCTTGCGTTTGGGGCCATGGCGCGACGGCGTCAACTACAGCCTACCGGCCGAGGAGATCTCGCCGGCCGGTCTCTACGACATGGAGAACTGCACCGTTGGGTTAGCCGGAGAGGTCAAGAAGCGCAAGGGCTACGCTAAGTTCAATGCTACGGCGATGAACAGCGGCGCTACCGTCACCGCCTTGGGCCAGGTCGTCCTCGCCGGCACCGAGAAGGTGTTTGCTTTTTGCGGCGATAAGTTCTTTGATGTGACGGGCGGCAGCGCGACGGATCGCAGCGGCAGCGCGACGGTCACCGCCGGCAACGACAACACCTGGAACTGGGTACTGGCGGGATCGACCTTAGTCGCCGCCAACGGCGTTGATACCGATGCCGTGACATGGGCCGGTGGTACTGCTAACATCGCCGCCCTCGATGACGACTCACGCTTCACTAAACCAACATGGCCTGCCTTTTGGGAAAACCGCCTTTGGCTGGGCAACGAGAACTCCAACAGCGACCGCCTCTGGCGCAGCGCACCTGGTGACATCACGACGTGGGGCGCACTCGACTACTACGCTTTCGGCTACGACATCACCGGCCTACAGCCTTTCCAAAACACCCTCGCTGTCCATACCGAATACGGCATCCATACGCTGACGGCGACGGGTAACTCGACGATACCTTACCAACAGCAGCAACGCACGCAGCGCGGCACCGTCGCCGGCCGCACCATCGTCACGGTGCCAGGCGAGCGTCAGATCTTCGTACGCGACGACGGCATCTACCAGTGGTCCGGCGGCGCTCAAGTGGAGAAGATCTCCTTTGCGCTCGATGACCGCTACTGGGACGACATCAACGTAGCGCGACTGCCGTATGCTTTTGCCAACTACTACCCCGCCAAGGAAGAGGTTTGGTTCTACCTGCCCCACGGGACCAGCCAGGCGACGATGAACTCCGTGGTGGTGTACTCAGCCCGTTTAAACGCTTGGTTTGGGCCGTACAACAACTTCACGCGGGACAGCGCCGCCATCATCGACGACCTGCCCCACGCCGGTGACTTCGCCGGTCGCATAATGGCGCATGAGACAAACACCAACGACGATGGGGCCGCGATTAAAGCCTACTTTGAAACCGCCAACATCGCACCGCAAGGCGACGATGTTGAGTGCCGCTGGCTCTATGCGCGGACGCTCTTCGACAA